AGGCTCTCAGAAGCCTGTTTGGCAAGATGTTTGTACAGTTAATGCAGCAATTAAGCCATTGTCAGGCCGTGAATTAATCGTTAGCCAGGCCGAAAACTCAGAGATAAGCGTTCGCATTGTTATCCGTTATCGCGCAGGCATTACCGCCTCGATGCGTATTGTTTACCAAAACACGATTTACGCAATTGTCGCGCCTCCGATTAATACCGACATGAGAAATGTAGAGCTTCAAATCATGTGTGCCGCAGGTTTAAACAAGGGTTAAGTCATGGCCGAGAACAGCGTAAGCGTTGAAATTCGCGGTCTAAAAGAATTAGAGACAGCTTTGCTAGAAATAGGCAATTCCGCAGCAGGAAAAGCCCTGTTTGCCTCGCTAATGGCAGCAGGTATGCCGATACAGAAAACGGCGCAGTCATTAGCCCCAATATCAGCAGAACCGCACTACCGATACACGAATGGCAGAGGCAAAAAACTTGTGCCACCGGGAACGCTCAGAAAAAACATAGGCAGAAAAAGATTAAGGTCAGACCGTGGCGAGACTGGTGCAGAAATCGCTATTTCGTGGCGTGGCAATGCGTTTTATGGTCGTTTTGTAGAGTTTGGCACATCAAAAATGGCGGCAAAACCATTTCTAAGGCCTGCATTTGATGCAAGAAAAGACGAAGCCTTAACCATTTTTAAAGAAAAGCTCGCCGCAAACATCGAGAAGCAACGGCAAATTATCGCAGCACGAACCGCAGGAAATAACCCATGACCACAGCAAATGTAGCAGTTTTAGGCGCACTAAAACCGCTAGTAAAAAGTTGCGTCTGGCCAATGGTGCGCCCTGCAGGACAGAGTGGAACGCCTTACATCGTCTATACGCCTATCTCAACAAATCCATTGGTAGTGATTGGCGGATGGGCTGGCCATAAGCAGATCAGAATGCAGATTGATGTTTATGCCGACACGCTGACCGAAGCCGAAGAACTCAGCAACGATTTAATCCCCGTACTCGAAGCATTGACAACCATATCTGCCGAAGTGGTGGATGGTGGCACAAGCAGCTTTGAGCAAGACACCCGCCTTTTTAGACAAACCACAGAATTTAATATCTGGGAGCAAACGACATGACAGCAGCAACAACCATGAACACTAAAGGCACGATCATCAAAATTGGTGACGGTGCAACACCAACCGAAGTATTTACCACCATTGGTCAAATTACCGACTGGGACGGCTTCGACGAAAGTGCAAAGTCAATTGACATCACCATGATTACTGACGACTACGCAATGAAAGCGGGCGGTGGCGTGATTGATAGCGGCTCAGTGTCGTTAGATATTCTTTATGACCCTGCAAATGCTACGTTTACGAGCGTACAAGCCGCATTAAATACCACGGTTAACTTTTGCATTATTTTAGCCAACAACACCACACAATTTGCCTTTGCTGCGGTTGTTACTGGCATCAAAAAGATGGCCAAAAAGGGCGACAAATTACGCGCAAATGTAAAGCTCGATATTAGCGGCCAAATCGTTAAATCCACTATTCCTATTCCGGGGGCTTAATCATGTTAGATCGTGACGCTATTTTGGCTTTGCCGTTTAAATCGGAAGTTGTAAGCACTCCGATGGGTGATGTTCGCGTCCGCGTCATTAGTGGCGCGGCGCGTGAGTCTTACGAAGTGCTTGTCAGTGGTGAGCAACAAGGGCGCATTCGTGCAACGTGGGTGGCTTTAACTGCTTGCAATGATGACGGCTCGCGTATGTTTAGTGATAGCGACATCACAGCACTAGCTAACCTTGACGCGGCTTTTATCATCCCTGTTTTTGAAGCAGCAATGCGTCTAAACGGAATGGCAAAAGACAGCATTGAGGAAGCAGAAAAAAACTAAGAAGCCGACCAGCGCGGCGTTTTCTGTTTACGCTGGCACTTGAGCTAAAAAAAACGGTTAGTGAATTACTGGCAGCAATTGACAGTGACGAGCTGACCGAGTGGATGGCCTTCTATCAAATATCGCCGTTTGGTGAGTTTAGGCGTGACTTGCAGGCAGGAGTTATTGCCAGCACGACAGCCAATGTTCACCGTGGCGAAAATACAAAGCCTTATTTACCGTCCGACTTTTTGTTGTTCCCTGATAAACCCGAACGCGACCCCGAAGAAATGGAGCGCGAACTGGAAGAAGCCCTAAATGCGAGATGCGTCTAATGTCTAATGTACTATCTAGTTTACAGGTGGTTTTAGGTGCGGACACGGCCGCCTTTCAGCAGGATTTAGGCCGAGCTTCTCAGTCTGCAAACGACAATTTTGGCAGCATTGGTGCGGCAGCCAAGACTATGGCGGTGGCATTGGCGGCTGCTTTGACTGTTGATTACTTCACCGACAACATCAAAAAAGCGATTGATTATGCTGATTCAATGTCGGACTTGGCAGGCAAAACAGGGATAGCGGTCGAGCAATTAACAGCAATGGAGTATGCGCTAAACTTTAGCGATGCAACATTGGAAAACTACACAGACGGTTTGCAAAAACTGACTGTGAACATGGTCGCCAGCATTGAAGGAAACAAGGATTTAAGCAGCACATTTCAAAAACTTGGCGTAAGTGTTGTTGATGCTCAAGGCAATGTGCGCCAAAGCAAAGATGTATTTTTAGATGCAGCAGAAGCCATTAGCAAAATGGAAGATGGTGCATTCAAAACCGATATAGCCATGAAGTTGTTTGGCAAAAGTGCGGGCCCTGAGTTAATCCCATTTTTGAATCAAGGCAAGGAAGGCATACGGGCGTTAAAAGAAGAAGCTCAAGAGATGGGCGCGGTTGTTAGTACAGATATGGCTGAGAAGTCAGCACAGTTTAATGACAACATGGCAAAGATGGGTTATGCAGCAAAAGGTGCTTGGAATGTTTTAGCTGGCGAGCTTCTTCCGACATTAAACGCAGTAACCGAAGGAATGAAGAAAGCTACCCCCGATACAGGCATTTTGAAAAGTGCTGTTTCAGGGCTTGGCGTAGTATTTCATGGGCTTTATCAAGTCGTTGCTACGTCTGTTATATCAATAGACTTTTTCGCCAACGGGTTAGGTAAAACAGCAGCAATAGCAACCGCGTTCATTACCGATGGCGCAGCAGCAGCAAAAGCAATCTGGAATGACAACACAGGCAAAGAGCAAGCAAAAGCCAGTCTACAAGTGCTTATTGATAGCTGGAATCAGGTAGGCGATGCGGCATCAACAGCCAACGATAAACAAAAAGATGCGGCAGGCGGTGCAGGTGGTAGTGCTGGCGGCACGGGCGGTGGCAAAACAAAAGAAAAGAAAATTCAGCCAGCAAAAGCTCCAACATTAGATAAATCGCTATCATTAGATGAAATTGAGGTGTTGTACAACGAACAAAACGCGGCGGAAATTGTCAATAATGCAGCTAAATTAGACATTCAACGCGCAGCAGACGAAGCCGCAAGCCAAGAACTCTACGCACTTTACGACGAACAAAACGCGGCAGAAATAGCCAACAACGCGCTAAAACTGGATATGCAGCGCGATTTTGTAGCCTCGTTTTTAACGATGGACAGGGCGCGTGTTGATGGCTCAATTACAAACGGTGACGCGGCGTTAGAAGCCCACAAAAAACAGCAACAAATGACTGTTACCTTCTTTCAAAACGGCCTTGATTCAATGGCGGCAGGCCACGGTCGAGCAGCTAAAGCCGCGCAAGCCATCCAAAAAGCACAGTCATTATACGAAATCGGCGTTAATACTTATCGGGCAGCGATGGGTGCTTATGCAGCACTTGCGCCCATTCCAATTGTTGGCCCTGCGTTGGGTATTGCAGCCGCAGCAGCCGCTATTGCCTTTGGTGGCTCAATGGCTCAAGGCGTGATGAAAGGCGGAGGTGCGCCAAGTACGCCTAGCGTTTCGGGTTCTACGCCTAGCAGCTCAGTTTTAACAGGGTCTAATGAAATCGTCCCGATTAGTCAGCAGCAAAACCAAACAACTTATATCCGCATACCTGAAGATCGTATGATGACAGGCCGCCAACTCATCGACTTTATCGACGAAGCGTTAGGCGATGGCAAACAGTTCAATAATTTTAGGTTTATACCAGCATGACGACCAACTGTTTTGTTTGTTACGACAATTTGCTGACTTCGCCACTGCTTTCTCTTGTTGTGCCAACCAGCGAAAGGGCAGGATTCAGTGTCGAAAACTCTTATGATTGGTACACGACAAGCTATTGGTCGCCAACATCGAGAACTGGCTATCACGAAATAACAGCATCATTTAGTACGCCTGTCACAGCGGACTACATGGCTATTTATCGACACAATCTCGGCACAGTTGGCGGAACGTATCAACTCGCATATAGCAATGATGGTATAACGTGGTCTTATCCATTTAGCTACGTCACGGTAACAACTGACAATGATCTAAAAATAAGTACGTTTACATCGGTGTCGGCTTATTTTTGGAAGATTATTTTTAATTTATCAACAACAACACCATTCTATTTGGGTGTTGTCATGTTAGGCCGTAAATTACCGCTTTACCGTGGCATGGTTTCGGGTTTTACAGTTCCTAGACATGGCCGAAAAAATGAAATTATCAATCAAAAAACAGAGGGCGGTCAGTTTGTAGGCCGAGTCAAAACATCACAAGGCGCAAGAACAAGCATTAACTTCAAGCACGTTACGCAGTCATGGGTTCGCGCAAATTGGGAGTCGTTTGTCGAACACGCCGAGCTATTGCCGTTTTTATTTTCATGGAATCACGACACTTATCCGCAAGATGCAGTCTATTGCGTAAGTGATGGCGAAATCCCGCATATTCCAATCAACGACAACCATCACCATGACATCAACCTTCCTGTTCAATGCTTGCTTAGTGGTGACGCGCTATGACATACGCTGTTGAGGCTGCAAAGTTTGGTCGTATTCCTACTGTTTTTATTGAATTGGATATGGATTTTTGCGCATTACGCTCAGGTGTTGGCGCGTGTACAGCAACAGAAACAGGTGATGACAAGTGCTACAACACCTATTCAACCTGCAACGACATAGCAAACTTTGACAAAACGACTAAGACCTATATTTTTTCAGAGCAAAACGCCGATTTGCCTATTGGGTTATCCACAATCCCGCTCCTAAAAAGCGTTAATTTTGCCAGTCAAGAAATTACACCAGGCAAAGGCTTAGGCGTTCGTGGCAGTGTGACCGCAAAGTTTTTAGATGCTCCATTTCCTGATACTGAAATCGACCCGTATTGGAGTGAGCGTACCTATGACACCACCAATAGCGGCACGTTTTGGGGAAAGTTT